TCTGCCATTTCCATTGTAATGTATAAAACATTCTTACTTAATTGTAAATTAGAAGCTGCACAATGACACATGAAAAGGGACTTACCTACGCCTGTACCCGCAAGGGCAATATTCAAGGTCTTATTCGGTAAGCCCCCCTTAGTAATCTTATTCATATAATCTAAGTCAAAAGGAATTTTATCTTCTTTCCTATTATAGAAATCATATCTATCTTCTGAGTTGTCGATATAGTCGTGGCCAATTGCTTGGTCGAAAGATGTGCCAAGAGCTTCGGAAAGTATCTCTGGGATAGCTCCGTCGCTCTTTTCGGTCTTACCATCAATGATCTGGATGGATTCCATAATAGCGTTATAGACCGCTTTTTCTTTGCACCATTTTTCCGTTTCATTAATAAGATAATCTGTATCGATATCCGATTTGGTTTTTAACTCATTGATTAATACAGCAGCTGAGTTAAGCTGCTCGTGTGGTAGACTTAGTTTTTGTAATTCTAGGTCTAGTATTTTACCTGTCGGTAGCTTATTATGAGCACCAACAAATTTTACTATAAGCTCGAATACAACCGCATGTTCGCCTGCATAGTATTCTTTCTTAATAAAAGGTATAACTCTTCTGCAATAATCTTCGTTATTAAGAAGATGATTAAGAGTGTGTGTTTGTATTTGGTTCGTTATGTCCAATTATATCTCCGGCTAATTTGTCATCCATTGTTTCATTAATTATATGTCCTAAAACAGCACCAATATAATTATTAAAATATTCATCTGCACATAGTTCATCATGATCGTTATCTGCGGGGTCTTTAATATTATAAGTGAATGACAGAGTAGCTATATCTAAAGTAGTATCTTCTTTGATACCAACTTTGCCATATACTAATATTACTCCGTCGAATTCCCCATTTAATTTGACCCCGTAGAAATCTACAGTTTCAGATTCTACAAATGTGTAATCTTTATGTGTTATATTATACACTAGTTTCGTCCGTTTGTAAATCTATTTCTACATCTAATAACTTTTTATGACCGATCTGATAATGACCTTTAACAAATGCTTTAAAGTCTGTACCATCTAGGATTGGATCCCAGAATTCTTTCTTTAAAGTATCTTTCTCTCTGACCTTTGGTTGAACCAATTCACCAGTTTCTCTATCGACTCTGCAATACCAGCCAACATTAGGTTTTTGTACATATCCACCTGCCATAGCTACATCGAGTAGTCCTGAATAAGTTTCAATGCCGCCTTCCCAAGTTACCGAGATAGGGATTTTAGATTTTTCTTTAACAAACCTAGATTTCTCTACGTTAATTACAAAGTTATAACCTTTAATCTCTGTTCCAGTCTTTTGTTGTTGTCTTCCAATAATCCAAATGTTATCTGCTGAGTAGTAAATACCTGTGCCGCCTGATACGATTGCTTTAGGAAATAATCCCATTTCTTGATACGTATGATTAACAGCAAGCAAAGGAATATTCTTCATGGTAAGATAAGGAGTAACCATTCGGAATAAACCCTTAAGTGCTTTGGCTCTTGACATATCTGCAACTGATTTTTCATCACGTGCATCTTGTAATTCTTTTTTAGATGCTAAGTTACCAATGGAATCAATAACGATAATAACCTTATCATCGCGTTCTATCTCATCTAATTGGTTAACTAGGTCGAACTTTAATTGTTCTACATCTACGATTGGGGTATGTAATACTCTTGAAGTATCAATACCAAACGATTCGAAATATGCTTGTGGTGATCCAAATTCTGAATCATAAAACATTAGAACCGCATCTTTGTGTTCTTTTAAATAAGCACCTGCCATTAATAAGGCAAATGAGGTTTTAAAATGTTTACTTGGACCTGCTAATACAGTTAGACCAGAAGTTAATCCGCCATCTATATCACCGCCTAAGGCTACGTTAATCATAGGAACTTCTGTTACTACTTTATCTTTTTCTCCGAAGTAAATAGATTTATCCAGTACTGCTGTACCTTTAATCCTACTGTTCTTCTTTAGTTTATCCATTATTCCCATATTAATATCTCCTTGCTGGTCCTAAATTATTTGCACGTGCTTCTTTTCTACTTCTAGAAATAGCTTCTGCTTTTTTACGTTTTCTTTTTGCTGTTGGTTTTTCGTAGAATTCTCTCATACGAACTTCGTTAACAATACCTGCTTTATCGCAGGCCTTTCTGAACTTCCTAAGCGCAATGTCGAATGGCATTGGCTGACTTGGTCCTGGTCTTTTATCCTTAGGATGTTTCTTCCTAGGGGTTAAATCTATACTTGGCATTTATTCCTCTTATTATTTGTTTGTATGGTACATTATACCACAGATTGGGGTGTTTGTAAACCCCTTATTATACGAATTCGTAATCTATTCCAGCTTCTTGGAACATGTCCATAGTTTGGGAACAGGATTCTCTCCATCGTTCTTCTTTGACAGGATCTGTAAAGTCTGGTGAAACCACACGTTCGATCCCTGATTGGATAATACCTTTACAGCATTCTCGGCATACTGGTAGAGGCCAAACGTAAAGTGTACATCCATCTAGTGAGCTGCCATTTAAAGCAGCATTGTATATGCAATTCATTTCTGCGTGAACTACGTATTGATATTTTAATTCTCGGTCTTGGTATCTTAGATCTGTATCTTGTATACCTCTTGGAAATCCATTATAACCTTGTGCAACAACAGAACCAATTCGGTTAACCGCAATTGCTCCTACCTGTGTACTAGGATCTTTACTCCATCCAGCAACTTCTTCTGCTAGCTTTACGAATCGTAAATCCCATTTCTTTTGGTTATTCATATAGTTCCTGCCAAATTTGACTATTAATTAATCTTTGTTTTGCTTTATCTTTAGCAATTTCTTTTGTTTTTAAAGGTAACTTATCTCTATCTAGTATTTCTTGCGGTACAAGATCTTTGAATGCTAGTTTTAATACATGCTTAATACCATCTCTCATATGATAGGGAGTATTTAAAGCATGAGCAATAATAGATGGAGCTAAGAATGGAGCACGAAGCTCGACCGTAGATCTCATCATTGTTCTATCTAATTTAGGTAGGTGGTAATAAGGTAGCTCGCAGAATATATCTGACATTTGAGAATCGTATTCTGAGGATCTTTTATAGCCACCGAATAGTTCATCTGCACCATCGCCGGTTAAAACATTGTGGAAACCTAATTCTTTTAGCTTACGTGCCATAGCAATTTGGGGTTTAACTGAGCCTAAATCAACAGGGGTTTGGTGTATCCTTACTGCATCTTCATCCGTCACATCGTCTAGGTTCACGTATACGAGCTTATCGCTTAAGAGCTCAGCATAACTATGTTCATTATTTTCAACGTGTATAGGTGTAATTTCTAAGCCTTGTTCGAGTGCTAGTTTATAAATGATAGTAGAATCTAATCCACCAGATAGTAAAACTGCTGCATCTCTAAAGCCGCCAAGTCTTAATTTAACTGCTAAGCTAAGATCATCATATAGATTTGTAAATGGTACTGAGTTCCAATCCCAATAAGGATATTCTACACCTTTATATAAAAAGTGTCCAGGTTTAAGCTGATAGATTTCGTTCCAAGGTGTTCCGCCTTGTGGATCATATCCCCACTTCATAACATTAGAATGAAATAAAGCATCTGGAGTAACTGGGCCATAAGATTTTAATACGTCGGGTTCTGATGCTATAACTTCTACATCTTTACGATAGTAGATAGGTTTAATTCCTAAAAAGTCTGTGTAAGCTATTGGATGATCATTAAAGAAAGTAATGTAACTCCAAAAGCCATCGAACTTATGAAAGAATTCGTGTGATAGTTCTTCTCTATACTTTTGGTGAATCATATGAGCATCGCTGGGATACTCGCCAAAGTCTTTATAGTTAAATATTTCACCAACAAAAAGCGAAGGTGGTTCATCGTCATATTGAATAGGTTGGATTGCAATCTCTGGATCAGCATCTATCATTGGTAAAGCAGTATGAAATAAATCATAATCTTTCCAAGTTTTATATCCACGATACTTAGTTCTTAGTCCACGATATTCCATATTTTTAAGAGCTATCATACCGTTAGCTGTAGTTTGAGTTCTATTACTAATTATAAATCCGCACATTATTCGTTTACCAAGTTATTAAGTCCATATTTATCTACTGTAAAGCAATGTAAAGAACTAGCAGAGAAATGCATAATTCCTGGTACTGCATCTAAGCCTGATTGTTCTATTAACCATAAGCATAACCTATTAGCGAAATATAAATCGTTATGTAAGTGTCGCATTACATCGCATGATCGCATATGATATGCACAATGTAATTTACCATCACGTAACATAAAATGCCACCCGAACGTGCACGGGACGCGTTCGCCCGCGAGAGCGGCCGTACCATCTTCTGGAAACCAGATTGGTATATAACACTGTCTTGTTTTAGGTTCTTTTTGTAATAGTTTAACTGCTGTATTTAGATCTGCTATATTAAATCTAATCCCCATTTGTTTCGTATCTTGCCACATTCTTTCTGGATAGCTATGTGAAAAAGCTGTATCCATTAAATATTTATCTGTATCTTTTAACCACATTGTATGTGATGGCGGTG